CTGGTTGCCATGATCCAGACGCGCCAGACCCTCACCGAAGACCAGAAGCTCACGATCGACAGCTGGGCCCACGAAGAAGACTGAACCTGCGGCGTCCCCGCGTAAGCGGGGATCACCCATCACCACCACACGGAGAAGAAGATGCAAATTCATGACCTCGACCAGGGTAGCGCCGACTGGGACCTGTTCCGCCTGGAGCGCTTTGGCGCCAGTGAAGCGGCCGCGATGCTGGGTATCTCGACGCGCGTGAAGCGCACCGAGCTGCTGCACATGAAACACACCGGCACGCCGAAGGAATTCAGCGACTGGGTGCAGGCTAACATCCTGGACTACGGCCACCACGTCGAAGCGCTGGCGCGCCCGTTAGTCGAAGACCTGATCGGTACCGAGCTGTATCCGGTCACTTGTTCCCTCGGCCGCATCTCGGCATCATGCGACGGCTTGACCATGGCCGGCGACGTCGCCTTCGAACACAAGCAATGGAATCAGGCGTTGGCCGACGCTGTCGCCGCCGGCGAGCTGCCCGACGAGTACATGCCGCAGTGCCAGCAGATCATGATGGTCACCGGCGCGCACAAGGTGGTGTTCGTCTGCTCCGACGGCACGCTCGACAACTTCGTGCACCTGGACGTACTGCCGGATCCGGTCTGGCAGGAGCGCATCCGCGCAGGCTGGGCGCAGTTCGAGAAGGACCTGAGCGACTACGTGCCGGCGAATTACGCCCCGAAGCCGGAAGCCGATCCGATCATGGCGCTGCCGGCGCTGCGCATTGTGATCCGCGGGGAGGTGGCCACCACCAATCTACCGACCTTCAAGGCGAAGGCCGAGCGCTTCATCGCCAGCATCAAGACCGACCTGCTTACCGACGAAGATTTTGCCAATGCGGAAGCGACGGTGAAGTTCTGCGAACAGGCCGAGAACGATCTTGACCAGGCCAAGCGCGCCGCGCTCGAGCAGACCGCCGACATCGCTGACCTGATGCGCACGATCGAGAACATCAGCGAGCAGCTGCGTGCCAAGCGCTTGACGCTGCAGCGCACGGTGAAAGACAAGAAAGAGCTAATCAAGGCCAGCATCCTGGCCAAAGCGAAGCAGGCCTTCGCCGACCACGTCGCCGCGCTCGAGCACGAGATCGCGCCGCTGCGCCTGGTGTTTCAGACTCGCGACTTCGCCGGCGCCATGAAGAACAAGCGCACCCTGGCCACGCTGCAGGATGCGGTCGACACCGAGCTGGCCAACGGCAAGATCGCCATCGATGCGATCGCCGCCGGCGTGCGAGCGCGCCTGACCTGGTACCGCAAGCACGCAGCCGGCCACGAGTTCCTGTTCGCCGACCTGCAGGCCGTTATCCAGAAGCCGTACGAGGATTTCCGCCTGGCGGTGGACACGCGCATTGAGAACCACAAGCGCCAGGAAGCCGAGAAGGCCGAGCGTTTGCGCCAGGAGCAAGAGGCAGCGCGCCAGCGCGCGGAGGCCGACGAACGCGCTCGCCAGGAACTGGCTGCGGCGCAGGCCAAGCCAGAAGGTGCGGAGCTGTCGCCGGCGGCGCAGACGCTCTACGAGGAGCAGGGCGCCGCGCGAACCGCTGCTGCTCATCCGTCGCTTGCTGCTGCTGTGACACCGATCGCCGTCGCTCGCCCGGCCGCCGCCAGCGCCACGCCGGCCGGCCTGCGCCTGGGCCAGATCGCCGAGCGCCTGGGCTTCTCGCTGACCGCTGACTTCCTGGCCAGCCTGGGCTTTGCCGCCGCCGGCCGCGACCGCGCCGCGGTGCTGTATCACGAATCCGATTTTCCGGCCATCTGCACCGCGCTGATCGGCCACATCACCAACGTGCGCAGCGCCCGCGCTGCAGCGTAACCAGCACCACCACAACCATCACAGGAGAAAAGCATGTCCACCACTGAAATCAGCATCGCCATGACCCCCGTTGAATCGTCGCAGCTCGCCGCGATCGGCCACGACCCGATCAACAGCACGCTCGCGATCCAGTTCAAGCGCGGCGAAGGTGTCGGCAACACGTACTACTACCAGAACGTCGACGCTGAACAGTTTCAGCAGTTCAAGGACGCGGAATCGGCCGGCTCTCACTTTTACAAGAGCATCAAGCCGTTCGCAGAGAAGTTCCCATACAAGAAAATCGACTGACCATGAGAGCGCAGCGCCTCTCCACCTGGTTGGCCCTGCGATGCCGGGAACCGTTATTTCAACAGTTCCTGCGCGTGCCGGACGAGCAGACAGCGGCGCATTCGGTGCGCGCGATCTGCGAAGTAAAGTCGCGCGGCGAGATCGATCAGAACCCGACTGCCGCGCAGCGTTTCCACGATTTCATCCGCAAGCCGTACGTGCTGTTTGCCAACGACCCAAATAACAACCCCCAGGAGAACTGACCATGTTCGAACTCACCCAAGCCACCGTCAAGCTGGCAAACATCAATCCCCGCGCCGAGATGCACGGCGACGACCCGAAGCCGGCATTCGACCTCAAGATCGAGGCGACGTGCGCGAGCAGCGCGCTGACGCACTTCCATCCGGAGCTGCGCCAGCACCTGTTCATGAAGGACCAGAACCCAGACCTGATTGACCAGGTGATCGAGGGCGACGGGCTGACCGTGCTGCGCTACCCGAAGATGGGTGCCATCAAGTGGGATTGGGAAGGAGCCGGGTACACCGCCACAGTCGACTACGGCATGGGTGGATCGAGCAACCTCGATCTGAACGACTGCAAGGTCGACCATTTCAAAATCGAGGCGCAGAACGGCGGCTCAGTGGTGATCACGTTCCGGATCATCGCCCACCCGGAGAGCGAAGACGTCGGCAAGCTGTGCGAATTCATGCAGCGCGAGATCATCCTGGACCTGTTGCCGCCGGCGCCGCAGACCCTGGGCGAACTGTTCGGCGAGGCGGCCTGATCATGGCGCCGGTCTGGACCGACACAGCGGCCGCGCTTCCTGATGCTGACACCCTGGTGTTGCTTGCGCTGAACGACGACGACGTATGGCCGGGCTATCTCGATGGCGACACCTGGCGCTACGTCGACGCTATGCCGATCACCAGCGAGCGTGTGACGCACTGGATGCCGCTGCCGGTGCCGCCAGTACTAGGAACAGGGGCATGAAACTACAGATCAAGGATTCGGGCGCCTGGCGCAATGTGCTGTCGTTCAGCGCCGGCAATGCCGCCGAGGTCGAGCAGGCGGCAGCCGTGCTGCTGCGCGCCGCCGGTGGACTGGGCACATCGATGCGCGTCACCGATGGTGACCTGGTGATGCGCTACTGCGAGCAGCCGGCGTGCGAGTGGAGGGCGAAATGACGAAGTCGCGTGGCATCAACGCACCGAAGGCAGTATGGACCGAGGACCAGCTCGAGCTGCTGCGTTCGTTCTACCCGCGGTTCAAGACAGCCGACATCGCGTTCATGCTGGGGCAATCCCTGCATACGGTTTACCGCAAGGCGAATGAACTGGGCCTCAAGAAGACGACCGAGTTTGTAGCGCAGGAAGCGGCGCGCAGCATGAGCCGACCTGATCATCCGGCCAGGGCGCACCAGTTCCGGAAGGGGCAAGCGGTCTGGAACAAAGGGACGAAGGGCATCGCCGGCATCCAGGAAGAGTGCCGAGCGACGCAGTTCAAGGCTGGCCAGTCGCCGTCGAACACGCTGCCGATCGGGAGCAGCAAATTCGACAAGAGCGGCGTGCTGCTGCAGAAGGTGAGCAACGACCCAGGCAACAACAGCAAGCGCTGGCGCGCCGTGCACGAGCTGGTGTGGGTCCGCGCGAACGGGCCGGTACCGGCAAAGCACATCGTCGTGTTCAAGCCGGGCATGCGCAGCGCCGTCCTCGAGGAGATCACGGTCGACCGCGTCGAGTGCATCAGCATGGCTGAAAACATGAAGCGCAACACACGGCACAACCTGCCGCCCGAACTCAACGAAGTGGTGCAGCTGCGTTCAGTGCTCACCCGACAAATCAACAAGAGGATAAAAAGTCATGGCCAAGAAAAACATTGATGATCTGCGCAACCTACTTTTCGAGACGATCGAGATGGTCAAAGGCGGCACGATCGACATCGAAAAGGCAAAGGTGATCAGCACGTTGTCCCAGGTGTTGGTGAACTCGGCCGCAGTCGAGGTGAAGCATGCGCAGGTGACTGGGCAGAAGGGAAGTAGCTTCCTCGACAAGGCCGAGCAGCTTCCACCCGGGATCACCGGTGTGCGTCAGCATAGGATGCTTGGGTGATGCGATTAGATCCAAGACCCATGCGCTATGATCGTTGGAACCATGGCGATTTAACCGTATGTCCCTTCGACGATCGACTTGGAGAGGTAGCGTACCTCGATGGATTCCCTGGTTGTCGTGAGCAGCCGACCGAGTATTTCATTGAAGACCGGGTGATCGTCATCAAGCGCGCCGGCGTAGACGGCGGAAATAAGTCCAGTGGCACGTTCGAGAACGTCCGCTGCCCGGATTGCGCGGTCGAGCACCCCCTCGCTCACGTGGACTGTGGTTTCCTGGCGTTTTCTCAGCTCACCAAGCAGACTGCCATTCGAGGTGAATTTCCCGCCTTCAAAGATTCTGCCATGTACTACCGCGTTGCGATATTCAAGCAAGTTGTCAGCAATTTCGCATGTCAGGACAAGCGCCGTCAGGAGTGGATCATCTGCGGTAGATTTCGCCCAAGTACGCAAATTATCGATGAGAACGCTCACTGGTCGCGCATCCGTCGATGGTCGAACGCCGGCAGGCGTTTCTCCTTTCGTGCTCCAGATAAGCAGTTCGATTGTGCATTCGAACTTGCCCCAAATCAGAATGAAAGTGCCGACCTTTTTCTGAACGGAAGGAGACACACCAAAAAATGTGTGCAGGCGCTGAGAGGCATCAGCATTCGCGAGGTCATTAGGCATGGCATCTGTCATTTATTCGTTCCTCATGGGTAACGGGGTAACTCTACAGCAAAGAGCCGCGGAACTCCGAATGTGTGGAGTGATTCGGCCCGGTATCGACGACGCGCGGTCGCAGCGCGAGCGCAGGCGGTATCTAGATTCAGGACTGGAATAGGGACGACGGATGGAAGACCTCATATTATCGAATGACGAGATCTACGCGATCACGCATTACAAGCTCCCGAAGAAGCAGCTGGCCGCCCTCCAAGCGCTTGGCATCCCGGCGCAGCTGCGCAGGATCGACAATACGGTCTGTGTGCTAAGGGCTTACGTGAAGAACCCGGGCGGCACGCAGGCACCGGCCGCACCGGTCGGACCGAAAAGGAAATCAGCAAGGCAATGAACAGGCAGCGTAAGACGAACCGCGGGCTTCCGCGCCGGGTGTACATCAAGTTCAACGCGTATTACTACGTGGCGCCGGAGAAGATCCGCGACCCGCAGACGAAGGAACTGAAAACGTGGGTGCGCCTGTGCTCTGTGGAAGATGGCGAGGTGGCCATGCTGAATCGGCTGGCCGATCTGCTTGGCAGCAAAGCTCACGTTCAAGGCACGGTGCCGCACCTGTGCACCGAGTTTAAACAGCACAAGCTCGGCAAGTACGGGAAGGAAACGCAAGAGCAATACACGCGATTCCTGGACGTCATCGCGGACGAGTTCGATGCGTTCCTGGTGGTCGAGGTCACGACCAAGGAATTCGCTGACTTTCTTCGCGAGAAGTTCGCCGACAAGCCGAACACGGCTCGCAAGTATGGCGGCCTGGCCAGCAAGCTGTTTCGCTACGCTGTTTCGGGCCTCGGCCTGCGCCAGGACAACCCGATCGACCAGTTGGACCTTAGCGACTTCGAGACGCAGCGCCGCACCGTGCTGATCACGCACGACCAGGTGCAGCGGATCCGCGCGGCCGGCATGCAGAGCAAGGCGCGCAAGGACACCGGCAAGAGCATCCCGACTGCGAGCGGGCCGATGTTCGCCTGCATCATCGACATGGCGTATCTGCTGTGGGCGCGCGCGATCGACATTCGGACGCTGAAGGAATCGCAGATCGAGGCCGGGTTTATTCGGCTGGCGCCCAGCAAGACGATCAAGAGCAGCGGGAAGGTAGTCGACATCCAGGTCACGCCAGCGATTCAGGACGTGCTCGAGCGCGCACGCGCCATCAAGAGGCGTTACGAGATCATCTCTCCCTACCTCTTCCCGAGCCAGAAGGGGACGCCGTACGCGAAAACCGGGTTAATTTCGATGTGGGATAGGGCACGTGACCGCGCCGGTATTACCGACGATGTGACGTTCAAGGATTTGCGCGCGCTGGGCGCGACAGATGCCGCGAGGGCAGGGAAGCAAATGGGCGACATCCAGACGCGCCTGGCGCACACGTCACGCAAGACGAGCGAGATTTACATCAAGGAAGCGATTCCGGACGTGTCGGCGATCGACATCAAATTGCCTTGGAATTCCATCTAATATGAGCCGAAAAGTTCGGCACTTGTGGGGCAAGGCGACACGTTTTCGAACAACTGTATATTAGATGACTCTGGCGCAAAGCCAGCATCCATGCGGGTCTGAGGCGTTTGCGTTCGCGCATGGGGTGCACGGGGTCGGAGGTTCGAATCCTCTCGCCCCGACCAACAGAATCAAGAAAAAGGCCAATCCTCGGATTGGCCTTTTTTCTGCCCTGACGAAGCATCGCGCAGTGGCAAGCACACCATTCACGGCGCCTTCACGACGCCATCCCCAAGCCAGAACCGGTCAATGTGCCGCAAGCCCCACTCGGCAGCGTTCTCGCATCCGACAATGGCATCGCGCGCACCCGGCGCCCCCAGGTCGATCAACTCTGGCCGGATGTAAGCCCGTGCCCGGGTCGAGAAAAACACCTTGATCTTGGGTAGCAGCAGCGATTTGCCGCACGGCTGCTCCGCGACGACACCAAGGCGACCGGATTGCAAGCGCACCAGCGTGCCCACGG